TTTTTTCCAAGAGTAAAAATGCATAGCATTTAATGTTTTATAAGTAGGATTTTTTACAAATAAATTCATTGATTGTGTTTGGCATACAAATGGGGCTCTATCTGCTGCTAAGTCAATAAGTGTTTTTTGTTTCATCTCCCAAACTGTTTTATAAAGGTCTTTAATTTTTTGTGGTATTTCATCTATTGCTTGGACGCTACCATCATTCATAATAATTTTATCTTTCATTTCTTGATTCCATATACCTAAATCAAGTAAATCTTGAACTAAATATTTATTTATAACTACAAATGTTCCTGCTAATGTTTTACGTGTGTATATATTATTAGTAAATGGTTCAATACATTCATTCCAACCTAATATTTGACTTGTTGACGCTGTGGGCATAAGAGCAATTAAAAGAGAATTACGAATACCATGTTTTAAAATATCGGCTCTTAATGTTTCCCATTCACCTTTCATTTCAGGACTTGGTTCAACATTCCATAAATCAAATTGAAATTTACCTTCTGATATAGGACTACCTACATAGGAAGCGTAAGAACCAGCATATTGATTAGGTAATTTTAATTCGTCATCAATAATAAAATGAGTTGTTTTTAATTCTTGTAATCTGGCTTTATCTTCATCAGATAATTCAGTAGGATTTTCCGCTGTTCCAGAACCTAATTTAACAATACGTTTATATTCTTGGACGAATTTCTTGCGTTTGCGTGCTATTTCCATACTACATTCTAAAGCAGCAAAATATATATTTTCAAATATCTTGCGATTTATGACTCTGGCTTCATCACTATCAAATGGTATTTTTAACATAGCAAGAAGGTCCACCAGTCCTTGAATACCAACTCCTTGTGGCCTATTTTTCCTATTACTATACTCGGCTTCCTTCACTGGATAATAATTATAATCTATAATTTTATTTATATTTTTAACAATTTGTTTAACGACTTCTCTTAATTTTTCATAATTAAAAAAAAGAACGCCTTCTTTATTTGTTTCTAACATTTTAGGTAAGGCAATACTGGCTAAATTACATACAGCAATTTCATCTCGTGATGTATATTCACATATTTCGTGACAAAGATTACTGCTTTGTATAGTTCCTAAATTCTTTTGATTATTTTTAATATTAACAGCATCTTTAAAACCAATATAAGGTGTTCCTGTTTCCATTTGTGATGTAAGTATAGCTTCCCATACTGTTCTTGCTTTTAATACTTTAATATAGCGTCCTTCCTTTTCATATTGTGTATAGAGTTTTTCAAATTCGTCTCCATAAGTTAAATATAGGTTGGGGCATTGGTCGGGACACATAAAAGACCAATCACCATCTTCTTCTACACGTTTCATAAATAAATCAGGTATCCACATAGCATAAAATAAATCGCGGGCACGTTCTTCTTCAATTCCAGTATTTAATTTTAATTTTAAAAAGTCCAATACATCAGAATGCCACGGTTCTAAGTAGCAAGCGATGGAGCCTGCCCTTTTGCCCCCACCTTGGTCAACGTAGCGTGCGGTTTCATTAAATACTTTAAGCATAGGAACAATACCATTACTAATTCCATTGGTGCCTCTAATTCGACTACCTTTGCCTCTAATTTTATGAAAAGCAACTCCAATACCACCAGCACATTTACTAATTTTAGCACAATCTTTAATTGTTTTATAAATACCATCAATACTATCTTCATCAACAGTAAGTAGGAAACAACTGGATGCTTGTTCCCTTTGGGTTCCCATATTAAATAAGGTTGGAGTTGCGTGAGTAAAATACCCTTCTGACATTAATTTATAAGATTTTAATGCTTCTTTAATATCATCTTTATGAATACTTAAAGCTACTCGCATTAATAAATGTTGTGGTCGTTCAACTATTTTACCATTGATTCGCATTAAATAAGCACGTTCTAATGTTTTAAATCCAAAATAATCATAATTAAAATCTTTTTCATAATCTAAAGTAGCATTTATTTTATTTTTATGTTCCATTACCATATCGTATAATCTTTTATTAATAAGAGGACAATGTTCTCCTAAAACATCTTTATTATCCCATAATACTTGTATAACTTCACTATAACTTGGACTTGTATTTTTATTATGATTACTAATACTAATACGTGATGCTAATTTTCCATAATCAGGATGTAATGTTGTTTTAGCAGCACAAATTTCAGCAGTAAGTTCATCAATTTTATAAGTTGGAATACCATTATAAATTTGACCAATAATTTGTTGTGCTAATTCAATAGCATTTAATTTAGTTAAATCTTTAGAATATTTTTGAATACGTTTTATAATTTTATCAAAAGAAACTTCTTCTCTTTCGTTATTACGTTTTAATACATACATTGACATTGATGTATTCATTTTTACTAAAATAAAATTAATATATTAAAAACAATTATTATTTTATTAATATTCTTAATATATTTTTTTATTTTATATTAATCCTAATTAATTTTATTTTTAAATTTATATATTTTAAGATTTTTTAAAAATTTATATAATTTAAGATTTTAAAAAAAATATATAGAAAAATTGATTTTATTATTAATTAAATAAATTATTATAAATCAACAAATAATATATTTGTCTTTTGATATGTCTTCTTTATCATCTCAGGTTGAAAGATTAGAATCAATAGAAGAAGATGATGGTTATATTAAAATTTCAAAATATGATATTTGTAGAAAAGTTCATATAAAAATACAAGAGTTTATTTTTGATGTATTAGCTCGTGATGCTATTATATTTGGTGGTTACATCATTTTTGAAATTAAAAAATCTCATTTTACAAAATTATTTTATGAATATTGTATGACAAACAATATTAATTATAAAAAAAATTTTAATAATCCAGAATGTCATCCTGAATCTAATTTACGAATGTCTTCACCTTTTCACAATAAAAGTGATATTGATATGTATATTCAAGAAAAAGATTTAGAAAAATTAATGGATTATTTTAAAAATGAATATGATATTATAGAACATAATCCACCGTGCTCTTACTTCATTGAGCCATCAATACGTAGTAATTTAGGCTTTAAAAAAATGACATTAACTCCTAAAGTAGCACAACAAGTTTCAAGCACTTTAAATTCTTTATTTAGTTCTAATGTCAGAAATCTTTTATTTCCACGAAAGAATATTGATTTAATTATTATTAAAAATAATGCTAATATAAAAGCACCTTTTAATTGTCCTGATTTTAAATGTAATCAATTCTTTATGTATTATTCAAAATTTGAAGAAAGAATTATTACTTCACATAATGCTATTAATATTCCTATGAGATTATCATATATAGATGAACAAAAATTTATGAATGATAAAATGGAAATTATTAAACAACAATGTATTGATAATGTTGCTGAATTATGTGATGATAATGTTCCTCAGTTACATAGAGTTTTAAAAATGTTACTAAAAGATTACACTATTAATATTCCTCCTGAAAATATTCCTGGTGGAACTAAATTAGGTTATTTTAAGCACAAAATTCCAGAATCTGAAAAAACAGATAATAAATGTACGATTTGTTATGATAATTTTGAAAAAGATACACAAATTTTATATTCTTGTAAGTCATGTTCAACACCATATCATATTGAATGTTATATTATGTTTCATATGGAAAATGTTAAAAATCATAGAGAACAACCTAATTGCCCTAATTGTAGAGAAAAATTAGAAGAAGATTATTGTGCTTTTGTAAATATGGTATTTTTAATAAATCATTTTAAAGAATGTTTAAAAATTAATAATATGAATAAAATGATTGGTATTAAATTTCAATATTGTAATCAGTGTAAAATTACAGCACCTAAACAAAAAGTGCCTGATTTAATTAAAAGAAATATTTATAGTATGGTAATTAAATATAGATAATTTAAAACTTATAAAAAAATTAAAAATAATTATTATAAAGCTATTATTGGCTAACAAATAATTCTTTTTTTACTTCTTTTTCTTTGACTTCTTCTTTGACTTCTTCTTTGATTTCTTCTTTGACTTCTTCTTTGATTTCTTCTTTGACTTCTTCTTTGACTTCTTCTGGTTGAGGTAATAATTTTTTTATATTTGCTTTAGTTTTATTTTCACAAAAAAATTTAACTTTTTCACAATAGTATAAATCAATTAAATTATTATTTTCTAAATGATTAAATATATCATAAACATTTAACACTGGTATTATTTTTTCTTTTTGTTGTATTAAATTTACATATTCACCTTCACATAAATTAACTATTAATATTAATCCTACTATATTACCACCATATTTTCTAATTTTATTCATTATATTATTTAAAAGAAAATCATTGTTTATAACTGTTTCAATTAATAATATATTATCATCAATATTCATTCCTCCTTCTATTTTAATATTTTTTATATTATCTTTATCATTACAATCATTTCCAGAATGATTAATATAAAGTATTCCTTTTTCAAAACTGGTTGCTATATTAGTAGCATAAGGAATAGCACTTGAACTTGCAGCACAAATTTTATTAAAATTAATTTCGTTATTTGTTTCTTTAATTTTAATTGTATTTTCAACAATTAAAGAAATATTGTCAAATAAGTCTGGATGTGATAATACCTTATTAAAATTCATATAATAAGGTAGTTCTCCACTAATAGGACATTCTTTTACAGTAATTGTCTTAGAAGACATTAAACTTGTATAAATAGTTGCTTTAGCCATAATAAATGATTTAATAAATGATTTAATAAATTAAAATTAAAAATAAATAATTATAGTTTTAATTATTATTATAAAATAAATTTTAAATTAAAATTTTACTTATTTAATAAAAAATATTTAAAAAAATAAATAATTAAGTTTTTACAAAAACTTAGTTTTAGTTAAGTTTTTACAAAAACTTATTAATATATATTAATAGGTTTTAATGTATTTGATGTATCTGGATCTCTTGTAACTATTCTAAAGAGTAAATGTGTTTGTAAATCTATATTAATTAAAGTTCCATAAGTTGCATCTGTAAAATCTAAAGATGAATCGTAATAAGTGGTACTATCTACAGTTTGATTTAGGGCATCTAATGTTCCAGGAGGACTAATATATAAGTTTTTAATAAAACCTCTATTTTTTGTTTCGTCTGTTCCATTAGTTTCCAAATCTAAATTAATAATTGTATGACCTTCTTCTCTATTAATAAATGTTGTAAATCTACTATTATTTGTTCCAGTAGTATTCATTGTAAAATTTCTTACTAAAATTCTATCACCAACTCTAAATAATCTATTTGAAAAATAGGTGGTTGTTTCTATTTTAATCATTTTATAATTGTTTAGAGCAATATTACTATATGGATATGCAGTTGTGGCATTAAGTTCTAATGTTGAACCAATTGTATCTAATGTTCCTGTAAATGCTATTGTATTTGATGTTAATACATCACTTTGTGTATTTATAAAATTACCTCTGGGATCAGTAATAGAAATACTCATACTATTTAAACTTGCTAAAGGATTATTATAAAACTTTTTCTTTTCAAAATAAGCTGGATTATATTTCATAAATCCTCTATTATATTCACTTGCAAAACCTTGTTTAGGTGTAGAATTGACAATACTTGTGCCAGTACCTGATACATAATCCGTTGATAATACACTTGAAAAAAATACTTTATCAAATAAAAGTGTTGAAAATGCTTTATCTACCCAATTATTTGTTCCTCTAAATACATTATCTAATTCATCAATACGTAATAATAAATAAGGATATTTCATTAAACCATTATAAAGGCGAGTATCGAAAGGAATAATACTTGAATCCATAGGTAAAATTGCGCTTACTAATTCAACACTAATAACATTTTTATACATTTGACTAATACCAGCTCCTGTAAATTCATTATGTTGATTAAATTTTACACGGAATTTAAAACGGCTTTCGGCATTTGCTTCCCATTGTCTATCAACACTATTTACATTTATATAATGAACTTTTTCAATATAATCTGGTTGAGAATCTTTTTGTAATTTAATTAATGCTTCTTGCATTTTTCCTAAATCAATATTACTTGTTGGTTGAGATTTATTATCATTAACCATATTTTTATCTATTCTTTTTAACATATTTTGAGTATATTCATTACCTAAATTTGATAAATCCATAGGGTCAACAATAGTTTGGCTAATATTAGTAGTTGCGTTAGTATTGTTTTTGCTTAATACAACTTGATTTACATTAGTTGGTTGATGTATAGGATTGGGACTAATTTGTTGTTGTTTATTATTTAAATTATTTTGTTTATTATTTTGCATATGACTATCAATTTGTTGATTACGTTGTTTTTGATAATCTTCTAACATAGCCATTGGGTTTGTTCCTTCCATTTTTTGTAAATTTTCAATATTTTGATAAAGTGGTGTATCTACATTTTCAGTATTAAATAAAGAATCTGTCATATCATCACTTAAATTAAAAGGTTTAATATTAAAATCAGTATTTTTAATTTGTAAATTATTTTGTGATTGATTATTTTGTGATTGATTATTTTGTGATTGATTATTATGTATTCTTTTATATTGACTTTCTAACATAGTATTATTATTTGTATTAGAGCCTTTTTTAAATTCATCATTATTATTAACATAATTTGATGATGGTATAGAATTTTGTGGCAAATAAGTATTTGGATTTCCTCCTCA